CATTCCTGCCTGGTAGCGTTCGTCAGCGATTGCAGCATATCGTTTAGCTTCTGCTGCAATATCTCCGAGCATGTCGGCAAGCATTCCGGCGGTGGCGTCGGTTGTTTTGCTTCTGACGGCAGCGGCAAGATTTGCGGTGTGCTTTGCGGCGTCCAGGCGGGCGGCAAGCTTTGTTGCTTCGGTGCGCAACTGGCTAACAGTGGCAGACAGGCCAGCAGCAGTGGCAGCAGATTTAGCGGCTTGTGCTTGTGCATCTTTTACAGCCTCATCACGGGCAATAATACGCCCTTGTTCAATCATGCGGGCAGCGGTTTGCGCGTTCGCTTCCTGTGAAGATTCCATGCTATTACGGTCAGCCCACTTCTTTTGCCAGCCCCGCTCACTCCAGATGTTCCCGGCAAGAAATGCACCAGCCAACATCAGCAAAACAATGATTGTTTTCCACCGCGCCTTAACAAAAGCAAAGACCGCTGTCATACCAGCAACGCCGCCCGCGCTTTGTTATAACGACTATTTCTGTCGGCCAGTCCATTCTGGCCACCGTTGATGATCTGCGTTACACGGACAACATCACCTGAATACATCAGGCAACCACGTAATGTGAAATACCATGCAGCAGAACGGGCTGCATGCTTCTCCTGTGTCAGCAACTCTGGTGTGCTGATCAGATCCAGTTTCAGGGCAACGCCGCATCTGGTGTAATTCTCCAGCCCGGTAATCTGGATAAGCCCACGCCCGCGATACTTCCAGCCATCTCCGGCGTCTTTGTTACCCATGCGGCCACCGTAAACCAGATTTGCTATTTGCGGCTGGTGGGCCACCTGCTTACCATCGACACGCCCCAGCATTTCACACTGATACGGTGTCAGGCGTTTACCAAAGGTTTTCTTTAGCACGTCTACCGAGTAGTTGAAGCTCTCCACCAGCCTTGTAAAACCAGCGCTTTCATGTCCCGCCTGAGCAATGAACATGGCCTGATCCAGTGGCGCAGTGATACCGAATTCGCTCATTGCCGCCGTAATATGTGGATACCAGCGCGCAGAAAGCCCGGCGCTGATACAGGCCGCCTGCTGAAATTGTTGTTGATCCATCAGTGCCTCAGTGCATCGACCAGACGCGCCACATTACCGCGAGCCCACAGCACAGCGGCGCAGATAAGGATATTCACCATCACCACCAGCCAGTGGGATGATTCATATAAACCAAAAACAAACCGGAAAGGGACGCTGGCATATACCAGCACCATGACATAGGCCAGTAACGAAATCAGGGGGCGGTGTGCCGCATCACCGCGTCGGTAAAACATCAGAACGATTACTATTACCCCACAAATTACGGCATTCAGAACTGCAGAAGGGTCATTTGCTACCATTTGATCCCCCTCCCCTGATACGAGAAAGAATACTGAACAGGCTGTTCAGATCCTGACTGTTAAGAAAAGTGAGAAACTTTATACACATTGCAGAAATAATTACTGCGCCAAGTGCATCCAGTGGTTTTTCATAATGCGTTATTGCCGCAAGCTTAGTACCTATCAGCCCGGCGCCAAGCACTCCCACAATAAATGATGTAATAAAATAAGCGACCAGCCTGATCCGTCCGATGTTGGTTGCCGTGGCGACATAAAACACCGCGCCGGCAAAAGCACCGAATACCACACCATAATCGGTTCCGGTCGCCAGACCGAATACACTGGCCCCCATTAATCCACCAGCCAACACTGTCGCACTGGATACAGGTTCGGACATTCATCCCCCTCTGGTTGTGTGGGTCCTCTCAGTTATGAGGGGAAAAATAAAAAAGGCTGCCTGATGGCAGCCCTGATAAGGTTGAAATCATTTAAACTGGTGATTGTAACGGTCCGGAAAGTACTTCTGCTTCGCCGTTATGGCAGATATCATCGCCGCTTGTCAGATGCCAGACACCGACAATAAGCTGTCCTGATTCCAGATCGTCAACTGTGTCATTCGTATAGTATGCTACCTGAACAACACCGTTATGCTGAATCCAGTAATACCCTTCTTTCATTCACACCTCCGCAAGACTAAGCAAATAGTATAAGGCGAAGCAGAAAATGCCGCGGTGCAAGAAGCCACAACTCAAATCCTGTGGTATAAACTGCTCTTTCCAGTCATAGCCTCACCACCGATAGCTCAGTGTGTGATCAAAGGGGGCAGGCTTCACGGGCTGGATTTATCAACAAAGCACGTAGCGGATGATTCCCGTGAGCCTGAAATAGAAAAGGCCACTGTATAGTGGCCCAACATTTAATTTTAAGTTATTTATGTACAGCTAAAAATGAAAATCACCACTCAAGGTTTTGTTTGGATGCCTTCAGGTTTTCTTTATACATCATATCGATAGTTGCATAATTGCACATATCCACGCCTGACAGACAATAATCTTTAATCACCTGATTCATTATCTTTTTATCTTTTGCTTGAGTGGCTCTCTTAAATGCCTCCAGGTTTTCACGCTCCATCATTCGTAATGTAGTGTCCTGGCACATATCTATTTGGCTCTCGCAGTAATCCTTATGCACTTGAGCCTTAATGTATTCAATGACTTCATTTTTTTGTGCTTCAGATCCATCGAAATCCATTGGATTAATGAATTTTGCAAAGGTTACAGCAGGAAAGCAGCACAAGGCTATTAAAAGAAATTTACGCATATCAATCCCTTATAAGTGAAATTTATTCATGGTTTAATTTAACACTTACGAAAATAAAGGGAATTGATTTAATTAAAAAAACCCACTCAGAAGTGGGTTTGATTTCGTGCAGGCATAACATCCCACGATGGGAAGCATACAGGACAGTTTTATGCAAAGTCAACAACATCATGCAAAAACTTGTCGCCATTTGTTCCGATTACATCAATAAGCTGTTGCCTTCTCAAATTCTGATGCGGCCTGACGCTCTCCTTTGTACAACACATCCACCAACATTTCATAGAATGGTTTCCAGTTGCGAGACCAGGATGATTGGTGGAGCTCAGGAAGACGTTTAAGAATAGCCCGGTGAACAGTCGCAGAAGACACTCTTGAATACCCCTCGCCACTACAACGCTCACAAGTTTTGAATACTGGTACGCCGCGTTCTTTTGTAGCAATGCGGTCGAGCACCTCCCCTTTTCCACCGCAACGGCACCGGGCACTTATTGCTCCCTTACCATCGCAGGCCTCACAGACGGCAGGAACTATCTCCGTTACCTCCGTCCATTTCTCCCAGTCGGACGGGCGAACAGCGCGGGACTTACTGGCCCAATATGGCGCTTTCCCCCACGGGTAAGACACTTTGCGGGTTGTCTGCGTTCGGGTAATTCGCCCGCTGCCTTTGCAGGTGTGACATGTCACGCTGGTAGCTGCCGAACGGGAATACTCAGCAAAGGCAAACTGCGCGAGTACCAGCATACACCAGCCAAATTCACCACCAGCAGCTTTGCGCACGTTCTTCGGTGCAGTATCCATCGCATGACGCGCCAGCGCCTGCACAGCCTGTTGTTCATCCGTTTTGCTGATCCCGGCCTTTCCGAAGAAAGCGGCCAGACCAAACCGCGCGCGGCTGCTGGTGGTACCAATAGCCGCCATTACATCTGTACCGGTGAGACGATCCGGAGAGGTTCCTTTCACGTCGTCGCTGATGTGCATTCCCTGAGGACTAAAATGTCTGAGCGCAGATTCAAGCTTCACAATGATTTCCTCCGGAAGTGGGATGCATTTATTATCTCACTTATTGCAATATACATCCATTTCGATGCGATAAACACAATGATACTAATCCCCCTAATGAGAGCCAATCAGGTTCAGATACACGCCATCCTGACGCCTGCCCATATCCGCAAAATTTTCACTCTCCAGATACCATTTAAGAACGTCCAGCGCCTCCCCACGGCTAACCGGCCTGATATTTTCCAGCTGTTTCTCTAGCCAGTTTTCCCTGTGCCAGAGATGTGAGTTTTCCCACGGATTGTCTTCAGGGTACAACTCTCTGTGGGCCGCGACTCGCATCTGCGACAACCAGTCCCAGTACTGATATTCCCGAACAACATCACTGAGGGTATAAGGCGCTGGCAGCACATCCGTGTAAATAAACTCTCCGTCGCCTTCCTGCATGTAATCGCAGTAAATCTCCCGATAAGATCCATACCTGGACTCAATCAGGCATTCTGCCGGTACGGGTTCAAAAACGGCCTCATGGCTACCGAAGGCACCACGAACCCTGGCGGCTTTCTCCCACTGCAATCTTGCTTTACTGATAAAGTGTTGCGGGTTATCAAGCCACATTGTCGAAAACACTGAAGTCCAGCCAGCACCGTTCTGTTGCAGGTATCGCGTATACCGTTCCTGTGCCTCTTTGGGCGTAATCATCAGCCTGGACAGCGCAGTTTCCGCTGCGGCAATGTGGGCAGGCTCACCTGTTTTGATAACCTCCAGAACCCAAAGATAAGCATCCGTCTGTTTATGCCCGGTAATAACCTGTTGCGGTGGCAGAGGTTTAATCGTCGCCAGTTCAGTGCTGTATTTCGGTTCCGGTATCGTGAAAAGCGCCCTGTGTTCAGGGTTATCACAGAATAACCCTGAACGGCGGCAGATACTTTTTACCGTATTGATGTTTATTTCCGTTTCACGCGAAATAGCTTTATAACCCATACCACTGCGTTTCAGTCTGATAATGTTCTCTTTCATTTCTTTATTCATTTGCACACCCGGTATTCAGGCGGGTTTCCCCGCCCTCCAGTTATCAGAAAGGCACGTCATCCGAAAAATCATCCTGCGGCGCTGGCTGCCCGCCGGAAATTTTCCTCCTGTTACCTCCGGGCCGTACCGTTTTCGCACTGATCACCGAATCCGCCACCATCTGATAGCCGGTCTGCATAACACCATTATTTCCCTTCCACTGGCTGGCCTGCATATTGCCGGAAACACTAATCAGGTCGCCCTTCTGGTGTTTCAGCAGGTACTCCGCCTGCCTGCCAAAAGCCGTCACTGCCAGCCAGAAAGTGAGTTCACCATTTTCTGTATCCCGGCAGGGAAGCGCTACTGCCAGCCGGGTAAATGCCATGCTTTTACCGTTGCTGATAGTTTTGCTCTGAACATCAACCACCAGCCGCCCATGTGCTGCAATATGTGCTGTCATTGTTCTGCTCCTTCACTTTCATCAAGCTGAACCAGTAAATACGAACGCAGACGGATATTCCCCATATGCCGGAGCCGGGGGGTAAGCGTCTGATATCCTTTATCACTCGGTGATTTTTTCAGTATCCCTGCCTCACACAGAGTGCTGGCAAACTGACCGCTGTCGAATCCCCTTGCAACTTCAGTCCTGAACACGGTGGGTAATACATAAAACAGCACAGGATCATCACTGTGATTCCCTTTGCTCCGGTATCCGGCAAGCTCGTTTATCGGCAGGCTTTGCTCGTCATAGGGCAGTGGGGCAAACCGTCGCATACCGAAGGTGCTCAGAAAGCTCACCGCCTGTTCAATAATCTGCTCAATTTCTTTATTGCCGGTACCAAACACACCAATCCACGCGTTGTAACTGTGCTGAATGGCATCCCGGCAACTCTGTTCATCCCATCCGGTAATCACCTTTCCGAGCAGCAATGCAGCTTCAAGAACAGCAAAGCGGGAAGCCACACGGTGGACCTGTTCGCCATAATCTGACGGGACAAGATTGCGCCATCGTTCTTCCGCTGTCCTGACGGCTGCAACGGCGTCTTCCCGATGTTCTGCAAGCCACCTGATCCACTCCCGCCCCGCGGCACCATAGTTGTTCTGATACGCATCCTTAATGGCATCAGCATGTTGCTTGCCATTTTTGTACCCATGGAAAACCACGGCGCGGCTCATGGGAATATTGAGCAGACGCACCAGTTGTCCTGCCTTTGCCTTGCGACCTGCCCCCGCCACAAAGGTTTCCATATCAACCTCTCCGGTACTGACTGCTACTGTACGCCAGCGTTTAAGTTCGCGGTTGCCGCCTTCCTTCGCCCCCTGTAGTTTTCCGGTTCCGTTGAACAGCGCATACGCTGATTTCCAGACCTCGACCGGATCGGCCCCCTGGCCTATTTCATCCAGCGGCATGAGAGCATCATTGTGAGCCGCAGCTTCATTTGCCAGCCCCAGCGCCGTTCCGTACCAGGTCAGGCGTAACACATCCGGATTGCCATACAAACTGGAGGCAACGTTGGCTGTGGTGGTTTTGCCCGCGCTGGACTGTTCATAGAAATGCAGGCCAAAACCATCTGCACCCGTCAATCCGATTAATGGGGCAGCCAGCGCAGCCGCAACAGCCGTCATCATTGACCAGTTGCCGTTCGCAAGAGCCGCCACACTTTTGCGCCAGCTTTCCACATCCCCTTTCACGGTGTACCCGGCGGCGGCTGAACTTCTCCCGTTAAAGAGCACCGGATGTTCAGGCTTCCCGATGATTTCGCCATCCGGCATGATATAAGCACCACACTGCCATCCTGTGGTGTGGGCAACCTGCCATAACTGACCGTGCCCGTTTCGCTGTAACCAGTCAGCCAGAATCGCCCGCAGGTTACTTTTGGTAGTGACATTCACCCCTCCGGCCTTGAGGGTTCGCCAGCCCTCCCGTTCGCCGATATCGGCCAGCGGAACCGCACGGATAACAGGGAGCTTTTCGCCCTCCGGCTGCCAGCGCAGAATCAGATAACGATCCCTGCCGTCGCTACCAATACTCACAACATCCAGCGGAGAACACAGCCAGCTCTCGTTACTGATAATTTCGCCGCTTTCCTTATCGACTTTCGGCGTCACCCAGAAGACACCATCATCACGACTTTCGACTCGTGGCTTAAGTTCATCATCAGTTTCCTCCACCGGGACTTTTCTGAACGAGGGAAGCTGCAGGATCATATTCTCTCCGCGTTCTGCCTGCTCACGCAACCGTGCAAGATAGTCCCGCCAGTCCTCCGGCTGTCTGTCCGGTATCCCCTTGTATAATTTCGCATTCTGCACTCCTGCCAGCGCCAGCTTTTCTGCAATTGCATTAATCATGACCGGGCTGATAACTCCGGCCAGATAGACACGGGCACTCCTGCGCCCGTCATCAACAATTCTCAGGCTCTTCAGTTCCTGGAGTTGCTTCGTGCCAAGATAAACCGGAGGCGTTGAGTCACAGGCCACCTGCCTGCCCATTCCTTCTTCCCAGCCTTTAGCGTGAGCGTATGCCTCAGAACCGGCAAAAATAATGGCCTCAGTAAATTTATCCGCTGGCAGGTGCTTAAAATTAGGTGCTTTTTTCATCGTAACCCCTCAGTGTGCGACTGGCGCCGCCGGAATGCCTTCCGTCTTCAGCGTTTCAATGAAACTGTCGTGAAGAAGCGCCAGGCCTTTAAGCCCCTCTTCAGACATACCGATACCTGTTTCTGAGCTGATTTCGAGCATACTTCGATAGATAGCTGATGCCATTTCCGGTGCTTTATTCACAGGAAACATTTCATATGCCAGCCCCTCGACATGATTTGCCAGGGAAAAACGCTCCGACCACGGATAAATAACAATACCGCCATGCTCTCCGCTATAAACGGCGACCTCCTCAGGTTCTCCCTGCTCATTTTTCACTTCGACGGCTCCGTTTGTATCGAGCATCTCACAGACATACACAGCAGCCACCGTCCAGCGCCAGAGCACAAGGTTTTGCTCATCTGACAGCATAAAACATCCGGTGTGCATACCGTGCCACAGGGCTGCAACCAGACGCAGTCCCTCAACTAAATCGGCGTCATACTCCCCACTTTCGAGTTTCTGAATGGCTTCATCGGGAGCTATTTTGTCGCTTTCGTTCTGTTGACGATGGAAATAAAGCACAAAGGTTTTTTCTGCTTCCAAGAGATTTATACGAATATATTTATCTGTCTGGTTACATTCAGCCGAAAATTGATTTAATTGTGTATTACGCATGATAAACCTCCAGACCAAAATTATTATCTTTCGGATTAGCAAGTGCTGCTGTGATTGCTGCTGTCATGACTTCATTCATAAACTCCACACCTTCCGGTGTCAGACGACTGTTATCTTTGGTCATCATGCCTGAGTAGGTTTCCACCAGCATGGGCAGCCCCCTGTCACGCCCGAGCTTACTGAAACACTGCAACTCAATACTGTGGATGAGGCAGTTCTCCACTGCGGCCACAGTCAGGTTATCCAGTGCCACAACCTGTTTTTTTACCATCAGGTTAAGAATCGCCGAACCGCTGTTACGCAAGCGGCAATAATTAATAAAGGCATCAGCAATATGCTTGCGGTTTATTTCGAGACTATGCATTTTTCGGGTCATAAATACGGTCTCTCCTGCCATTAGGGCGAGCATTACCCCGACCCGATAGCCGTTAATTCCAGAATGAATAAGGTTTATTTACGTCTTAATTATTTTCCTGACTTCCGCCTTCGTTCGTTAATACTGAAGTCAGCCTCATCTGCATTAAATTTCAGCGCGGAAGCTATACCGGGTAAATACATCAGCATTTCACCCAGACGATACAAATCATCACGCGCCATATCGTCGGTGTAATTTTTATTATCACAGGCCCAGAACACAGCATTACCAATGGCCCCCAGCCCCGACATAATCCCCTCGTATGCGCCTTCGGAGTGCATGCGGATACTGGCCAGGGATTCATCATCTTCCTTCTGTAAATCACAGCGGGAAAGAATTTGTTCTATATTGTTCATAGATTCCCTCCGGCCAGTTTTTTCAGGTCAGTCCCGTAAACAGCCAGCCATGCTTCAGCGGGCCAAGACTTAACGCTGCCGTAACGCTCATCCGGAACATCACGGGGATGCATACCGTTTTCCTTGCACCACCGTCGCAGCAGGACATAGTTGTATTTCCCTTTCTTACCTGTAGCCTTCTCTACACGGGTAATCGTTGCATGTTTTTCACTTTCTCCCAGACGTTCTTCCAGATCACGACAACGGCGGGTTGCAGCACTGAGCTTTCCGAGTGCCGAGGCTTCGCGCTTACGGCTGATTTGTGATTTGGTACGTTCTACGTTTTTGGCGCGTTCTTCTGCCGCCAGGCGACCTTGTTCAGATGCCATAGCAATCTGCAGGATTTCCATTGTGGAAAGTTCGCGTTGTACTGGCGCGGCAATCGCATCACGCTGAGTGAAGTAGAATTCCACCAGGTCTTCGTGATAGCTCCACGCCTGATCGGTTTCCAGCATCTTTGCGTGGTTCGCCGCGCCGCGTTCTGTCCACAACATAAGAGAGCGGGTTTTGCTGGAAATTTGCAGGTAACTAAAAGTTACTCGCAAATTTGCTAACTCTTCGCCGGTAACTTTGAAGAAGTGTTTTCCTTCTACAAAGCGATCGGCGTTGCGCGAATAGTTCATTTTGATGTTGGCGACATCAGTACCGTATCCTGCTGCAAGTTGTTCGTTCGTCACTACGCGTTGGCCGCGATACTCAATGATCTGTAAATCACGTGCTGCTACCGTTGCTAATTCAGTTTTCATAGCCATAACTCTTTCCTCAAGTCAGTGAACGAAGAACAACTTTCGACCGAGCGACAACGCGGATAGCCTGACTCACGCGCATAACTGCTTTTCCGGAGGTGGTATTGTTCAAATTTTGAACCACGAAAATTTCGTAGTCCTCTCTCTCCAACTCGTCTTTGATACGAGCGATGAAATCGTTATTGCGGATTGGTTTTTCGCCGCATTCCTTGCGAGCTTCATTAACCATTTGCAGTAATGTAACTGAGTCAATAGCCAGCTCCTGGTTAGTACCCATATGTGTCACTACGCCACCCGATGTAATTAGATTGATTTTATCAGCCATTGCACACCCCATGTTCGTTATCTGCCTGCTCACCCAAATCGAGAGAATTTGTTGATTGCTGTGTCAGATGGGCTGCAACGTCAACGAGAGACATCACGTACATCTGCATATTCTTCTCCCCGGAACCGAGAAGGCGTATGGCGCAGTTCATCAGATCCAGTGAGCGTTGCAGATTCAGCAACACATCATCATCAGTGCGGTAAATGCGTGGCTTATCCATTGTAAGTCTCCCCTGCTTCACGGGCTATTTGTTCTATGAGATCCACCAGCCTGAAACACATTTCCTCTTCTTCCTCACTGGAAGTAAGGAACCCTGCGGCGGCTGCAAGAGCCTGAATTTTGTTCAGTGCGTTGAAAGCATCGAGTACTTTAGTGTTACGCATTGCATACCCCCTGTTCAGGTGTGACAGCCCACCCAGCCAGGCGAGCCATTTCCAGAAATGACGGCAGCGTTGCGATATGCTCACCATTCACCAGCGGGTAATCGCATACATGGCGACCCTCTTTAAGCTGAACGACAACGCGACCAGTGAAATTCGGGGCGACATGAAGGTTTACATTCAGAACCGCACCGGCTCCTTTCATCAGCATCAGTTTTGCAAGCTCCCCTGCATCACCGTGGGCACCGCAACCCAGACAGCAAAAAGTCTGTTCTGACGGATCAATTGTGAATGACGGAGTTTTTTCCTGATGAAACGGGCAAAGACCGACGTAATTTTTTCCCTGGCGCTCCAGATGAACGTGCGGACGGATAATTTCGAGAATGTCAGTCATCGCTGGCCTCCTGCGCTTTTTTAGCGGTTTCCTCAATCTGCGACATAAGAGCGCCTGCCAGTTCAATCCTTGCTGGCGTATCAGTCAGAAACTGTGCCGCGCACGCCAGTGCCTCAATTTCGATAAGCGCATCAGTTCTGGTGAGTTCAGACATACGCCACCTCCTGAACACCGGAGGTGCAGACATCGGGAAATTGCTCAAAAATCCAGGAAAAGCGAGCGCCACCGTCCATCAACTGGAGACGGCATGGAGCCTTAGTGCGGATCTGCGCGGCAAATACCAGATTCCAGTTCAGAAAATGAGAACGTGCCGGCTGCTCATTGTTGGCTTCCGCACGAAGAACAACGGGCGTAGTGTTGGGTTTATCGGATGGAGTGCCCAGAAACAGGTATGTAAATTCCGGGCGAGTTTGGGTATCATGTGAACATGCCATAATGTTACTCCAACTAACGTTGTGGTTAGACGCCTCGGTAGTGGTTCCAAGCACTCCGGGGCGTTGCCTTTGTGAATCACACCATAACAATGATGTGTGATTTAAATTAGTTTCTAGTGAATCACATGTCAAGCCTTTTTGTGATTCATTTTTTGTGTATACTGAATCACACCAAATCATCAGGTATACACTCATGGTCAAAAATACCGTTAACGACAAGTCAAAACAGATATCTATACGCATCCCGCACGATGTAATCGATAGCATGGAAGCATTAAAAAGGCCGGATGAAAGCAACGCTGGGTTTATCGTTACAGCGATGCGCGGCGAAGTAGCCCGGCGGCAAGCGACAGCAACTGGCCCTGAAAGCTTACAGATCGAGCTAAACAGGGCGCTTGAGACGCTCGCCAAGATTGAAGAAATCGGAGAGAGAGCCGGTACCGACATTCGTGCTATAGTCGATATTGCACATGCCGAACTGGAAGCCCGGCAGCGCAAAAAATCGAAAGACAATCCCGACCAGTGATCAATCTGGTTCCCAAAGGCAACGTTCGCAGCGTTGCCTTTTTCTTTGGGCGCATAGGGTGTGCTGCCAGTAACGTTACTCATTCAAATACCTCGACTTTCCCGCCACCAATCAGCTCAAAAGAAAACTGGCGAAAATCCTTCACCAGCTTTTCTGCCTTATCGAGTAAAGGCAAATCATCCTGGCGTTGGCGTAATCGGCGTCCAGCATCCGACGAATCCTCATCAGATGCTTTTCGAGCAATTGACACGATATTTTCCATCTGCTGAATTGTGTAGACGATATCCCCATTAATGTTACGCTCGAGTTCTGTCATGTAATCGAAGATTTGAGCTTGCAGCTCGTAGTCGTAACTCATGGCCATTAAGCAAGCTTCACGTTTAGGGAAGTTGTAGCAGGGCTGAGTACGTCCTTTGTCATCAATATAATCGGCTAAAAATTTAGCCGATTGAATTTCACCCAACACCCTCAGCACTTTCGGCATAAAGTTCTTATGGGATAGCTTGCGGTATTTCTTGCATGGGAACGATAATCCCTCTGCTTCCGCTTTTGCTTTACGATTTGCATTAATGTAATCGACCATTTCAAGACTGCTCATAGTAGGTGCAGAAATAGCTGCCTGACCGATTTCAGGTTGAGTGAGTCCCTGCCCGGAGAGGGCATTTAATTTATTCATGGTTATTTACCTGTCGTTAATTAGTTTGATGACTGTCGCGACAAAACGATACTGCCAAAGCTTTGCCGCAAACTCACGCAAGTTATTTTTGGCGTTCTGAATCAGGCAACCTCCTTACGCGACTCTTCGATGCGCTGGTTAATCCAGTCATCAACTTCACTTTCGACGAAAGCAATGGCGCGAGAGCCAATTTTGACAGAGGAAGGGAATTTACCCTGTCCAATCAAGCGGTAGATCCAAGCTTTACTGTAACCAGTACGGCGCTGGACTTCAGAAAGACGAATGAATGATTGCGACATATATTTACCTCGTAACGTCAATTGCGGTTTACGAGATTAATGATGGCATGAAAAACATGATTATTTTCATACCCTCAAGCTAGAGGGAGGTTGGTGATAGTTACCCCTGAGGGTATGGAGTAGTTTTTAATTTTATGGCTCCGTTACCCTTAGGGTTAACGGACAAATCACCCTCAGGGATGGCGTTATTACGCTCATATAGCCCTGAGGGTAAGGAGCTTACCCTCTCTTAATAGGGCAAGCGACTAGTTCAATAGCTTCCGCCTGACGCTTAGGGAAACCACGTTTTTCGAGGTCATGAATTATTGCCGCCTGATTTCCCCTTGTAGCTCTATCGTTGTCAGGGTCATAGTCTAGCCAATCTTTATTTCTTATTTGTATGGCTAACAGAAGTGGATCGTCATTTCTGTACTCACCAAGAAGGATTGGCAAAAGTGCTTCTAAATCTCTGACCCTTGACTTCAAAGATTCCACTTCAGCTAAAGCATCATTAAGAGTTAAGGCCCCGTCCAAATCACTTGAATCTTCAAAAGACATCGGTGGCACGCCAAAGTCAACGTGCTTACCTTTTGAATGAAAAAAGTCCGTCAACTCTTGACGTTTAAAACCATATCCCATGTAGGTTTCTTCAGTAATATCAAATTTCTTATTCAAAACGGAATATCCCCCGGCCAAATACCGTTGCTTCGGTACAACTCAATTAATAAATCTCTCAGTGAAAGATACTGTTCATTTTGTGCACTCATCCATTCCGGTAAAATAGATTCAAAACCTCCACCAACCGTTAATATTCCCATTTCTGGGGACTCAGGATTATCAGCAAGTTGTATCAAAAGCCACTCAGCTATCTGTGGTAACGTTGCCTGAGGGGACTGAGACTTCAGAGTAGTAATCACCTCATGTAAGGAAATTACTTCACTCTTTTTCTCTTTCAAGTCAGAAATTATATCCAGCATAACGCCACCTCGCGCCCTCTAATCTTAGCGACTATGCCGGCCCGCAGAGGTGTGCAGGTTTTCGGGGATCAGCCTAGACATAGCCTTTTTCTGTGGGGGAATTATCGTCTACTGAGGTATACATGTCTAGAGTAGCTGTATGCATAAACAGTCAATTGACAGCTATGATACAAAATCACGTTCGTGAAGTTGTTCCAAAACAGCAGAAAGTTGTTCCACAGTTGTTCCATCTTGAAAATGCATATATAAATAAAAACAGTAAGTTACCTTCATATCTATATATCTGGAACAACTGGAACAAGTGGAACAACTACTCTTCCTCACACATGAAGAAAACAGGTTAACCCACCACTTTTCCAACCAACTCATCCAGATAGTCAGCGTACCACTGAAGCATCTCCCGTCGACCGTCAAGGTACTGAGCATGATTGTAAGTTCCACGGATAGTATTCCTGTCAGCGTGCGCCAGTTGTGCTTCTATCCATGCAGAGTTGAACCCCTTTTCATGTAATATGGTACTCATGGTGTGTCTGAATCCGTGTCCTGTGACCTTTCCTGCAAAACCTATGCGCTTAATCACCTGATTAATACTGGCCTCACTCATTGGCTTGTGGGCATCATTGCGACCGGGGAAAACATACTTACCCCAACCAGTGATCTTTTTTAGTTCCAGCAGATGAGATTTAACCTGCCTTGAAAGCGGTACAAGGTGAGGACGGCGCATCTTCATACGTTCCTTGGGGATCTGCCACAAATCGTTGTCCAGGTCGAACTCAGTCCATTCAGAAGCCCTTAACTCGATTGTCCTGACACTGGTATACATAAGTAATAGCGTAGCGATGCGGGTTACTTTACTGCCTGAGTAGGTATTAACAGCATGAATGAAGGGGCCAATCTGAGTTGGCATCAGATGCGGGAAATGTTGTTGCTTTGGCGTTTTCAGCGCTCCAGCTAAATCCGTTACGGGATTAAACTCAGCTCTGCCGGTTATAATTGCATAAGTAAATATCTGTCGGCAGGCTTGCCTAGTTTTTTTTAGCTTATCCAGTACACCACGATCCTCCATTTTTTTCAGCACGGAGAGCATAGTCATCGGCTTAATATCTGTTATGGCTTTCTTACCGATATATGGGAATATGTCTTTTCGCAGATATTCAAGAATGTCGTCAGCATAGCCTGAAGACCAGTTTGGCTTTTTATGCTCATGCCATTCAAGCGCCAGAAGTTCAAAGCTGTTATTAACCGCAAGATTCTTTGCCTCTCTCTCGGCCTGTTTTACTTCAGATGGATCATCGCCCGCAGCAAGTATACGTTTAGCCTGGGTTCGTTTGTCTCTTGCTTCCGCAAGCGTCACATCAGGATAAACGCCAATGGAAAGAAGTTTCTCCTTACCTGCATAGCGATACTTCATACGCCAGTATCGGGAGCCGTTCGGGTTAACCAGCAGATACAAACCACCGCCATCAGACAGCTTATATGGTTTCTCCGTTGGTTTCGCCGTACTGATCTGGCGGGCTGTTAGCTTCAT